ACAAACTGTTCAGCAAACAGTACCAGTTCAACAGCCTGTACAAACTGCAGTACCTGTTGCAGAGAAAACTTATACTTTGGAAGACTTACAACGTGCATCAAGCACTTTAGTTCAAGCAGGTAAAATTCAAATTTTAAAAGACTTGTTAGAAGAGTTTAACTCGCCTGCTCTTACATCAATACCGCTAGGGCAATACGGAGCTTTTGCACTGAGATTAAGAGAATTAGGAGCGGCTATCTAATGACTGAGATTAATCACAAAGAAAGGGCTCATGCAAAGCTTAGTGCTAGTGGTGCCAGTAGGTGGGCCACCTGTCCTGGTAGCGTGCAAATGGAGGAAGGTATTCCAGATACTGAATCTGTCTATGCAAAGGAAGGAACCTTGGCACATGAATTAAGTGAACTTAAGCTAAAGCATTATTTAGATTCAAAAGGCTTTGGTAAAAGAAAACTTAATGCAGCAGTTAAAAAGATAAAAGAAGAAGAATTATATCAAGCTGAAATGGACGGGTTCACTGACAATTATGTTGATTTTATAAAAGAAAAAGCTTTAAGCTTTTCATCTAAGCCATATATAGAGATTGAAAAAAGAGTAGATTTTTCTAGTTGGGTTCCTGGAGGATTTGGAACTTGTGACTGTATTCTAATTCACGGATCTACACTTTCTATTATCGACTTGAAATACGGAAAAGGTGTTCCGGTCTCAGCAGAGAAAAATGAACAGCTAATCTTATATGCACTTGGAGCTTACAACGCTTTTAGTTTAATCTACGACATTAAAAAGATTGAAATGAACATAATGCAACCACGATTAAATAACTATTCAAGTTGGGAAGTTGACCTTACTGAATTATTATTGTGGGGAGATTACTTCAGCGTTCAATCAAGTAAGGCTCTAAGTGGTGAAGGTGAATTAGTTCCATCAGCTAAGGCGTGTAAATTCTGTAAGGCCCGTGATATTTGTTCGGCCAGGGCGGAGAATAATTTATCTCTTGAATCGGAAATACACTTGAATCCTAATGAAATTCCTAGAGATAAGCTATTCGAATATATTTCACGAGGTGAAGACATAGCGAAGTGGGTCAACGATTTAAAAGCCTATGCCTTGAATCTATGCTTAACTGGTGAAGATGTTAAGGGACTAAAAGCAGTAGCTGGAAGAACTTCACGCTCTTGGACTAATCAAGATGAGGCACTTAAGAAACTAATTGATGGCGGTATTGATGAAGCAATAATCTTTGATAAAGTACCGTTGACTTTGGCTAAACTTGAAAAGGCCCTTGGAAAAGAACGATTTAATAATTTAGTAGGTGATATGGTTGTCACAAGTACAGGAAAGCCTACTTTAGTATTTGAAAATGATAAAAGACCTGCGATTACTGATACAGTAAAAGCGACTAGTATTTTTAAACCAATAAATTAAAACAGAAATTAAGGAGATTTTAAAATTATGACAAATGAAACAACAGCGGTAGTACAAAACGTGAGATTAAGTTATGTGAATGTATTTAAACCTTTCTCAAATAATCCAGATTTACCACCAAAATACAGCACAACTATATTACTTCCGAAAAGTGATTTATCTAGTAAGCAAAGATTAGATGCAGCAATTCAAGCGGCGGCTCAAAAAGGATTAAATGAGAAATGGAACGGTGTAATGCCTCCTGTAGTTGCTAATCCTATCCATGATGGTGATGGAGTGAAGCAAGATGGAACACCTTTCGGAGATGAATGTAAAGGTTGTTGGGTTTTCACAGCCAGTGCAAACGCTGATAGACAACCTCAAATTGTAGATCAAAATGTTCAACCTATCTTAAATAAATCTGAAATTTATTCTGGAGTATATGCAAACGTAGCAATTAATGTTTTCCCTTACCTGCATACAGGGAAAAAAGGTGTTGGATTTGGGCTTACTCACATTCAAAAAGTTAGAGATGGTGAAGTCTTAGGTGGTGCTCCAGTATCTGCAGATAAATTATTTACAGCGTTAGGTGGTGCATCAAATCCTAATCCATTCCCTAATCCGCAACAAGCACAACCTGTACAGCAGTATCAACAGACTACACCTCAATACCAACAGCCAACTCAACAAGGTTCATTTGGTGTAGATCCGTTAACTGGACTTCCACTTTAATATTAATAAATTACTAAGGGGGGGGTAGCCCCCCTAAATTTTTAGGAGGACTATATGCAACATTTAAGTATTGATATTGAAACACGAAGTAGTGTGAATATTTCTAAATGTGGGGCTTACAAATATGCTCAATCTGAAGACTTTGAAATTTTGCTATTCTCTTACAAACTTAATGATTCGGAAGTTAAATTGGTTGATATAAAACAAGGTGAGAAAATTCCTGATGATATCGTTGCTCTATTAAATAATCCAGATTGTATTAAGCACGCATATAATGCTGCTTTTGAGTGGTACTGTTTAAATAGGGCTGGATACGAGACGAATATATCTCAGTGGAGGTGCACAATGATGCACGCTACTTATTTAGGATTACCTGCTGGATTAGGAATGACTGGTAAGGCAATAGGTATTGCTGAAGATAAGAAAAAATTGACAACTGGAAGTAGATTAATTCAATATTTCTCTGTTCCTTGTAAGCCAACAAAGACTAACGGAGGTAGGACTTGGAATGATCCGCATCATGATTTAGAGAAATGGAAACTGTACTGTGAGTATAATATTCAAGACGTAGAAGCAGAGTATGAAATTTATCAATATATAAAAGCTTTTGAAGTTCCATCAAAAGAACAAAAACTTTGGGAAATGGATATTCTAATGAATGCTAACGGAGTAATGGTAGATAGATCACTTGTAAATGGTGTGCTTTCTATCGATTTAGAAAGTACTAATAATTTAACAGAGGAAGCTTTTAAAATTACTGAACTTGAAAATCCAAATAGTGTTAGTCAACTTAAAACTTGGGTTGAAAGTCAATTAGGTGAAGAACTTGATGGATTAACAAAAGATGTTATTTCTGATTTGTTATCAAGAGATAATTTACCGTTGAAAGTTAAAAGAGTTTTAGAGATAAGGCAGCAGTTAGGAAAAACTAGCGTCAGTAAATATTCAGCTATGGAAAATGCGATGTGTAAGGATGATAGAGTTCGGGGCTTATTACAGTTTTACGGAGCCAACAGGACTGGTCGTTGGGCTGGTCGACTTGTGCAAGTTCAAAACTTACCTAGAAACTATATTGATACACTGGATACTGCTAGAAATTTTGCAAAAGCTGGTAATTATGAAGCGTTAAAACTTCTGTACGGTAATGTTCCAGATACACTTAGTCAACTAGTAAGAACAGCATTTATTGCTAGTAAGGATAAGTTTATTATAAGTGATTTTAGCGCTATTGAAGCACGAGTAATTGCTTGGTTAGCTGGTGAAGAGTGGGTCAACGAAGTATTCGCAACACACGGTAAAATCTACGAGGCAACAGCCAGTCAGATGTTTAATGTTCCGATTGATAAAATCTCAAAAGGTAATCCTGAGTATAGCTTAAGGCAACGTGGTAAAGTAGCAACATTAGCATTAGGATATCAAGGCGGAGAGTCAGCTTTAATAGCAATGGGAGCTGATAGAATGGGCCTTACTAGTGAAGAACTTACCGATATTAAGGTTCGTTGGAGAGAAGCTAATAAGAACATTGTCCGCTTATGGTATGCAGTTGGAGATGCTGTAATTCAAGTTATGAATGGCAACGGAACTCAATATGTAAGAGGTCTTGAGATTCAACGTGAATGGGATATGATGTACGGACTTGATTTTATATCAATTAAATTACCTAGTGGCCGCTCGCTTTATTATCCTAAGCCATTTTTAAAATTGAACCAGTTTGAAAAAGATGCACTTCATTATTATGGTGTTAACCAAACTACTAAAAAGTGGGAAGTTAACTCAACTTATGGAGGAAAGCTAGTCGAGAATATTGTTCAAGCAATAGCAAGAGATTGCCTAGCTGAAACATTATTAAGACTATACGAAAAAAATTATGACGTTGTAATGCATATTCACGATGAAGTGGTGATAGATGCTTACAATGATGAAAAACTAGAAGATGTAAATAATATTTTGGCAGAGCCTATTCCTTGGGCTCCTGGATTAGTGCTAAAAGGTGCTGGATTTGAGACTAAATATTATATGAAAGATTAAGAAAGGAGGTTAAAAAGTGCAAGCAAATAGATTATTAGGAATTGCTAAAGCAAATCACAGAAAAGCAACTATTTGGCAAAATACAGATATTAGTTGGCTTGACTTTGTAGAAACTTTAAAATCTCCTGTTAGAACTCAAGAGAAATATGATGAATTTCTCAAGATGAAAAAATCAGATCAAGATAATTTAAAAGATGTTGGGGGATTCACAGGCGCTAAGCTTTTAGATGGCCGAAGAAAAGCAACCAATATAATCAGTCGAGATGTTGTCTGTTTAGACCTTGATAATATTCAACCTAATATGACTGATGACATTCTTAAAAGAGTAGGTGCCTTAGGTTGTACAGCGGTTGTTTATTCAACTAGAAAGCACAGCAATTATACACCTAGATTAAGGGTATTAATTCCACTTGATGAGAGTTGTTCTCCAGATGAATATGAGCCAATAGCTAGAAAATTAGGTAGTTTGTTAGGAATTGAAAATTGTGATCCAACTACTTTTGAAGTTAACCGATTTATGTACTATCCATCATGTTCGGTAGATAGTGAGTACATATTCCAGTTTTATCCAGGTCAATTTTGTAGCCGTGTTGGTGTTCTTAATATGTATGCAGACTGGACTGACATTTCTACGTGGCCACACGTTCCTGGACAAGACACTAAACAAAAACAACTTTTGGCCAGACAACAAGATCCATTAACTAAAAATGGATTAGTTGGTTCGTTTTGTAAAGTTTATGATATCACAACGGCCATCCAAACTTTTATCCCTGCTTTGTATGAAGCAACGGCCACTCCTGATAGATATACTTTCACAGGAGGTAGTACTTCTGGAGGGGCTGTACTTTATGATAATAAATTCTTATATTCACATCATGCAACTGATCCCTGTTGTGGCCAACTTGTTAATGCTTTTGACCTAATAAGAATACACAAATTCGGTAATCTTGATGAGAACGTAAAAGAGGGAACTCCAGTAAGCAAATATCCATCTTACTCGGCCATGAAAAAACTAGCTCTTGAAGATGCTAATGTAGCAGCTTTGATGAATAGTGAAATGGTGGCCAACGCTAAAGATGTTTTTAAAATCGTAAGTAACGATGAAGAAAATAATCAAGCTGAAGATGAATTAAACTGGCTTTCTCAACTTGAAAGAAGCGAAGAAGGTAAAATTCAAAAGACTATTAATAATATAGTTTTAATACTGGAAAATGATCCAAACTTAAAAGATAAAATTGCGATTGATATTTTTAGTAATCGAGGATTAGTCTTTGGCCAACTTCCTTGGGATAAACATTATGACCCAAATAAAGATCTTAGAGATTGGTCTGAGGTTGACGATGCTTCCTTTTCTAGATACTTAGAAACAGTTTATAAAATAACGGGCCAGGATAAGCAAGATAAAGCATTGTTAATAGTAAGTGATGGTAATAGAATTAATTATGTTGAAAGATATCTAACATCGTTGCAATGGGACGGTGTGCCTAGAATAGATAATCTACTTATTGATTATTTCGGTGCAGCTGATAATGTATTTTCTAGAGAAGCTATTCGAAAAAGTTTAGTAGCTGCGGTGGCCAGGGCCATTATTGGTGGAGTTAAATTTGATGTAATGACAATTTTAGCTGGGCCACAAGGAGTTGGTAAGAGTACTTTCTTTTCTATATTAGGTAAAGAATGGTTTAACGACAGCTTACAAACTTTTGAAGGTAAAGAGGCTTCTGAACTTATCCAGGGAAGCTGGATTGTAGAAGTAGGAGAACTTACCGCAATGAACAGGCATGATACGAATGCAATCAAGCAATTCTTGAGTAAAAGAGAAGATATATACCGGGAAGCTTACGGAAGACGTACAAGCAAATATCCTAGAAGATGTGTTTTCTACGGGACATCAAACGATGATGAATTTTTAAAAGATCCAACTGGAAATAGACGTTTTTGGCCAATAGATATTTGTGTAGGTGAGATTAAAAAAAGCGTATGGGACGATTTACCAAAAGAGGTTGACCAGGTGTGGGCCGAGGCTTACGCATTATTTCTAATGGGTGAAAGCTTGCAACTTAGCAAGGAGGCCGAAGAGTTGGCCAATGTGGCACGGGAACACCATAAAGAATCAAACGCAAAAGAAGGTTTAATTCGTGATTATCTTGATAAACCTATTACTGAAAATTGGTATTCTCTTGATTCTAGTATGAGGAAAAATATTTTAGCTGGCGATTTTGATAAAGGAGCTAAAATGGTATTTAGGCAAAAAGTGTGTGC